CACCTGCGGGTAGGTAGACGTCACGGTCTTGACCGCGATGCCGTCGTACTGCTGCTGGTTGATGAACTTGATGCCATACGACACGCCGTTGGGCGCTTTGAAGTACGTGGCGTCGTCAAACAGAACGGGGCGATTGCCCACGAAGTCGCCCGAGGGGCCAAGGGTGCGACTGATGAAGCCAGATGGCCAAGTAAACACCTGGTCTTGAGTGGAGAACACCGACAAACGCTCAGTGTTCCACGACTCGATCATCTGGTTCAACGCCATCAAGGCGTCTTGAGACATTGAGGCAGACGGCGTTTCACCTTCGGCAAGAATGCCAAGCAAGCGGAATGCCCTGTTGATCTGGTCGCCCGCGCTGTAAGTAGTCATACCTGAGCCTTTTTTGGTGTTTTAGCCGCTGCGCGTTTGTTCCCAATTAAGGAAGCTGAAATTTTGGCGCGAGTTTCAGCAGAATAAACTTTACCTGTGTTCATCACAGACAATCGTTTTTTCTGTTCTTCCGATGTTGTACAAATGCCCTTTTTGGCTTTTGAAATTTTTTGCCGATGAGCTTCAGTAAACACTTTTTTCTTTGCGGCGGCGCTCATTTTAGCCCGTGTTTCCGCTGAATGTTTGGTTCCGAGAGGTGAATTGGCAATCGGACGTCCGTTGTACACGGGCTTAAAAAAATCCATCCAAAACTGCTCGCGAGAGATCAATTCAGTCTTGTCATCAATAAACTGAACAATCTCCCAATCAAACGCGCTTGGACCATATTTGTCATACGCCCGTTGAAGTCGAGTGTTGTAATGACATTGTTTAGCCAAATCCCGGCGATGAGCCGACCATCTGCGATTGACAGCCACGGCAGAGCCAACATACATGTCATGAGTGACATTGTTGACAATGGCGTAGATGGCAGATGTCATGCTCAGACTCCTTCAGATTCAGCTTCAACTTTGCGCGTGTATTTGCGCTTCACAACGAGTGTGTTGGCCGCTTCTTCGGGAGCCGAAGGCGTGTCTGGATTGTAGCGTGTCCAGCCGTTTCTTTCATCAGCTTCAGCTTCGAGGTCCATCGTTGCCACTTTGGCACCGTGAACTGGGTGTGTGAGGTAAATGACCATGATTTAAAAAGGCCCCCGAAGGGGCCTTCCTTTTACACTGCGCCGTGGATGATGGCGTAATTGATGACAACAGCTTCAGACAGCGTGCCGCCGGAAATGTTTCGCAAAGTGATGCTGACACTACCTGTTTCCAAGGAGTTAGCAAACACGTTGTAAGAACCAGCCGTGGCTTGACCACCAGAAATGGTCAAAATCACGCAATCGTTTGCGCTAATCAAGCTGTTGTTCAGGGTGAACGTGGCGTTAGTGGCAGTAGCCAAAGACGCATTGTTCATTGTGATTCGACCAGCCGACTTGTTCAGCGTAACCGCTGTTGACTTGTTGGTAGCCTGAGTCACAGTACCTTGAGCAGCAGAAGCGTAACCGATCTCCTCAGTTGCGTACATCGTGCTGAACTCGGGGTCCAGATATGCAACGCCAGTAGCTTTGGTGTTTGACATGATTGTTCCTTAAAAAAGCCCCCGAAGGGGCTTTTAGGTTTAGGCCAAGCGGTACAGAGTCCAAGTGCCGTCGCCGGTTTTACGGGCGCGGAAAGCACCAGTAGTACCTGCGGTGGCAGCAATCGTGGCCAAGCCAACGATGGTCCAACCAGTGCCAGCGGTCATGGTGATGACGCCAGAGCTGGAACCGTCCACGTTGGTCACGCTGAAGTCGAACGAGCTGTTGACTTTGGCGCTGGACACCACTGCATCCAAACTAGAGCCGGAGGGCAGAGTGTAAGCAGCAGCCGAGCTACCGGGCGAACCCAGCAGAATGCCACCAGTGATTTGAGCGACCGACAGAGTTGCAGTAGCAGTTGCGGTTTGGGGAGCGGGTTGGACGTCGAGTTGAACTTCGTTCAGGTTGCCGTCACCAACTTGGTAACCGCCTGCGCCGTTAGGGAGTGCCATGATAATTTCCTTTCAAGATTGAGATGCGAGAAAGGGGACCGAAGTCCCCGTTTCAGATTAGCCCCACAGACGAACGCCCATTTGAGGACGGATCGTGCTGTAGCCGTACAGAACGTCGATACGGCAAGGCAGGCGGTCGTTGTTGATGTCGTACTGGCGCACAACACGCAGGCTGATGCCATTGTGGACAGCGCGAGCGGCCATGTCAACGCCCTGGGGCAGCAACAGGTCGGCAGTAGCGAAGGTGATGGCATCTTTGTGGTACACCAAGTTCTGAGCGTACTGGCTGGAGGCGGCACCGTAGAACACGACTGCTTTGCCGGAGGCAGGCAGGCTGTCCACAGTGGCCAAAGCGTTGGCAGCAGAGTAGATTGGGGCAACAGTGATGCTACCAGCGCCGGAACCGTTCAGGGTCACGTCAGCAGCGGCCACGAACTGGAACAGCGAACCAGTGGATTCACGGGTCTGTGGGTTCACAGCGTAGCAGTCAGCCACGGTGAACACGTCGCCTTGCTTCACGGTAGCGTTGGCACCTGCGCCGGTGATGGCGATGGTGGTAGCACCTTCGGAAGTCACAGCAGCCGACAGGGTACCGCCGGTGGCAGTGCGCGAACCGGTGGTGAACTGTTTGATCGACTGAGACATGTTGATCTCGTCAAAGCCCAACACGCCAGTGCCCATCATGCCGTTCTTGAACTGCTTGCTGATGGTGTCGGTGGGGTTGAACAGACCTTTCATGCCTTCGACCAGACCGGCGTTGGCAGCAGGGTTCACGGTGGCGTAACGTGGGGACATCACGGCAGCGTTTTCGTTCAGCTTCTGCTGGGCTTGCAACAGCACCAAAGAAGTCGAAGGAGTGGTGCCAGGAGTACCAACGGAGTTACCGATGTACTTGTATGCGTTGGCAACGTCAGCGTCGATACTGGAGGCCAGCTGGCTGATACGAGGCTTCAACACACGCTCTGCGAAGTCGTCCAATTGCATGGTCAATTCAGCAGATGTGAAGTTGACGCCGATGTGCTTTTGGCTGGCCACGGTCAAAGTGGTGTACTGTTCGTTGTCGTCCTGGACTTGCAGGGCGGCACCGTCAGTCACCAGAGCGCGGTCGGGCAGGCGGATACGCAGGGTCGAACCGATCTTGGCACCTTCAACAGCGAAGCTGTCGTCGTACTGGCGGTTCACGTTGCGAGTAAGGACCAAGTTATTTTCAAGGATCTCCAAACTCTTTCTTGTGATCATGTCGATCGTGAGAATACTGTTGCTCATTTCAATTTCCTTTCAAAGTTCAAACAGATTGGTGAGGACAAACGCCACCGTTTTTATGCTTTCCCGTGTTGCAGTTCATACAGAGAACTTGGTAGCCTGGAGGAAATCCCGACTTCCTAAGCCACTGATAAAAACCAATACCAGAACCTGCGTACAGACCTGATCTTCGTTCCTCAGCGCCATTGTTGTCAATATGATCTATCGAGAGAAACATCGGTTCATTTTCACCGCAGCAGTTGCATTTGTATCCGCCATAGGCTTCAAACACTTGCGCCTTGCAAACCGCCTGTGCGCGTTTGGTTTTTTCTGACTCAGCCTTGCGTATTGCAGCGACTTCTTCAGGTGTTCCATTCGCTAACTTGCGGTTGCGGTGTTCACGTTTATGCTCTCGGTCTTTTTCCCGATTTGCTTCACGCCAGTCCCGCATGCGTTGGTTAAACCGTTCCCGGTTTCGTTCTCTATATCTGGCAGATGCTTCCCTGTTGCGTTGCCGCTTCAGTTCCTCAGGTGTCAGATTTAAATTGTCACTCTCCATTGTGGTTCTCCTGATTTCGGGTAATCATTGTACCCAATTTCAGGAGATTTAGCGGTTAACGAGAGGCTTGCAACTTTTTCAACTGTCGGGCACGTTCAGCTTCAATCCACTGCGAGGTCGTCATGCTCTTGATGGAGCGTGGGTCCGTAGTGTCAAGTGCTGGCGCTCCAGTGGAGCGTGCAGAAACAGGAGAAATCGGCGCAGGCGCTGACGTGGTTCTTTTTACGGGAGGTTCAGCTGCCAATTTGGCTTCGATCTTCCCGATTTCTTTCGCCTGTGCGAGTGGTGACATGCGTGAGATACGTTCCGCATCTTTGGGATTGGAGCCGAGGTAGTAAGCCAACTCGGGGCCAATGTCCGAAGACTGGATCGTTTCGGCCATCACGTTGGTGATTGGGAGCTTGGGGTTGTAGGCGACTTGTTCGAAGTCATCGTACTTGTCCCGTGCTGCTTCTTCACGTTCCTGATAGCTTTCGAGGACTTGCGACTGCTGCCGGGCGGCTTCACGCTTGGCGATCAGTTCTTCAGCTTTTTGAAGGGCCAGTGCTTCCGCATAGGCTTCAGGGCTTTCAAACTGGTCAGCGGTGGCTGCTGAGGGAGCTTTCAACACCTGCTGTTCGGCCTGGCGTTGCGCTTGTTCTCGTTCCCACTTACGTTGCTCTCTTGCGAGGCGCTTGCCGATCATCGCATCGATTTCAGCCTGGGAGTATTTCTTCTCCTCGACCGTTTCGGGTTGACTTTCGACGACTTCCGGCGCGTTTTCAGCATTCTCAGGAGTGGCCGTCACTTCTGGTGCAGGCGCGGAGTCTACTTCCGCTAAGGCTTGGACTTCTTCAGTCATTTAAATGAACCTTTCGATTCCCCGGTCTACTGGGCCGGTACAGTCCTTAGATTATGCGCTAAGAAGTCGCTTGTCAAGATGGGTTACATCGCTGTGATTTCAGCATCATCGAAATACAAATCGCCAGGTCCAGCAAAATCAGCCATGTTTACAAGAACAATACTGTGCGTTGCCCAAGGAGGCGCAACAAGAACAGGATCAGCAGATTGCAACACTGTCCAATCCACAGTTGCAGATGTAAATGTAATTGTGGTAGCGCCAGAGTCAAGTTGTTTGTACACGTACGGAACGCCAGTGGTAGGGCTTGACTGAATGTTTGCGTAGCCGAAGGATACATAAACAGTTCCGGTCTCTGTACCGGGTTTTTTGTAATACAGCTTCTTGTTCGATGCGCTGGATTTGTCTTGCAACGCACCAAGGATCACAAAAGAACAAGCCGATCCAGCGCCAAATGTTTTGGCAGCTTTGAGACTTTTTGTTCCGGTTCTGGCATATGTGGAACTGTTTGTGAGCGCAATGTTTGCACCAGTAACGCGAGATGTGATCGCAGCAGTGTCGGCGGAAATAAAAGCATCTGCGACAACCGTGCCCTCAAAACCACCATCAGTCAACAAATTGCCAGCCGCAGAGAGCAACAACGGGTTTTGACGAGTGTCGTAAGAAAACGTATTGCTGACGGTGCATCGGCCTGCACCTGTTGCAAAGTAAGTGGCAGAACCAAGATTGTTCATGCTCACATCACGAAACACCGCGCCGCCGCCCTTGTTTGCGGTTGTGTTGACGCTGACCGCACTTGTTGTGTTTGTACCAGTGCAAAGCATCCAGCCGCCCTGCATTACGAATGTGCCGCCGTCCGCACTTCCAATGTAAATTGGTTCTGCTGCGTAAGTGCTGGCTTCAATGTGGCAGTTGTTCAAGTTGACACGGCCACCATTGATGTAAAAATGCCTGACGTTATAGTCAAACGAACACTGTGAAAACACAAACTCACCGCTTGCGTTTTGCATGTCAACCGCAGTCACCGTGCAATTGAACAAGGTGCTGCCAAAATATGCAATGCGTTCACCAAAATTGGAGCCGGACGATGGTTGCGTTGTGGCAGTACCGCAAGCACCAATGTCGCAATTGAAGAAATCAATGCAGTAAGCATTGCTGTAAATGGTATGACCAACGTAAAAATTTAACGTGCTTACGTTGACAAGTGAAATATGCGACGGTCCTGCTTCCACATCATTGTAAAACCGAATGCCGGATACAGCGGTAGTGGAAGCGCCTGGTCCCGTAACCAAAGCATTTGAGATTTGAACTTTACCGTTTGCATATGGACTTGCCGAATCAGCGCCCGTGACATTTAACGCAAACCCCGATGTCATGTTTTCAAAATTCAGCGTGGCTCCGCTGAAGTCAATCGACATATACGTGATATTTATCGTCAATCCACTGTCAAACCGGTATGTCCCAACGGGAAAAACAATGCGCTTGAATTCAGCGGCTTCGACAATACTATCCAACGCAGCTTGAACCGATGAGGTGAGATCGAGAGTGGACGTATTGGCTTGGATGTCGGCAATTTGTGCTGCGCTTAAATAGTCAAAAATGTTGACTGGAGCACCAGAAATCATGGAGTACGAAACTTTTGTGAGCGACATGTCGTTCCTTAAATGGCTGTAAATTCAGTTTCCCACGGCAACTTTTGTTGGTTTGTCGCCAAAAGAAACATTTTCAATGCTGTGTCAGCGTCATCATAAAATGCTTGCATGCTCAATGGATTGTAATGATTTGTAATCCATTGAATAACTTGTTCTTTTGTCAAGTTTTTGAATTCTGTAAATTCAACAAGATTATCTAATACAAGATGCAGTGTTTTTTCAATTGCCGCACAATTGTTGTCGGAATCTGTTGCAACAATTAAAAAATCAATTGACTGCGCGACATTCTGCTTTCCTTGAAATTCAGGAAGGCATTGAATTTTCACAATGTCAATACTATGTGCGTTGGGCATGATTGACGCCATTACAATGTAGTAAAAGATGCAGCCACAAGAGTTTTCCCCACACTGCTGGGATTTGGATATTGCATACCGTACCACGTAACAGTTGCGGCTGAACTTACTGTCATGTAGTTAAAATCAACGTACACGTTACCGCTTCCGTATGTTCCCACATTGAGCCAAATTTCAACTGTTCCGTTGGTTGTGTTTTTGTAAACACTGATCGATAACTGGCTGGCTGGGTTATATGTTTCATAACCCCAAGATGTACCAATGTTTGCGGTAGGTGAAGCTGAAGCGCCCACAACACCTTCGGCACGCACATACGTACGCAAACCACCGCCATCACCAGTGTTAAATGCTTGAAACCAAAATGCGCTTTCTCGATACGCCACATTTTGTGTAAATTTTGCAATTAAATATGAGGTGCTTGAAGATGCACCAACAATAGTGTCATTTTGACCAACAACGGCACTTGACGCATCTGGAAGAGTGACGCCGGTTGTTCCGTTAACCCATGCATTTTCTTTGAAATAATAACCATTGACCCCTTTACCAGCTGTGCTGATAGTAAGGTTTCCTGTACTAAGCGTCGCATCTGCCATGCTGACAGATCGACCCGCAGTCAAATTTGCAACCGTTACTTGTTTGGTTGTGCCACTTTGAACAACCGGCAAAGTCTCCGTGCCCGCCAACGGTGTCGTTGCGGAAGTTAATGCGGAGATCTTGCTGTTGCTCATGAATAGCTAACTTCAATTGTCGCGTTCAAAGGAGGTGCTTCGGAAAAAACCAAATTTGCGCCAGACAACGAGTATGTATTCTTTTGCTGGTAAATGCCGGTGATATACACATCGGTCGTGTTTTCATTTGTGGGCGTGCCGCCCAACGCAAATGTGGTGTTTGAACCAGTGCCCGATGAATTGAAAATCACAGGCACTTGAACAGCTGTGCCGCCCGCTGCACCAATTCCCCAGATATTGTCCCAAGTGGCAATCAACACATCGCTGGAGTCTTTTAACACAAACTTATATTGCGCTGAAGTAAGCCAAATTTCGCCGCCATCTCCCACTCGCCCAGCGGAATCCAGGACAATTGGATTTGTGCGTGCTGTGTTTCCTGCAATCGTTGTGTACGTGGCCGCAGGCGTTGTTGTACCCGCAGCGTAGGTGTACAACTTGCCGCCGGACAACGGGACACCGTTGTTGGAAAAGAACTGGGCCGCAACGCCGCCCACGGGGGAGAGAAACACGGCCATTTCTGATCCTTATTCGTAGACGATAGTGTATTCGATGGTGTTGGCAATGTCGATGTACAGACCCTTGCTAAACCAGATACCTGCGGGGAAGCTGAGGTACTGAGTGCCTGCGGCCACAGTCACCGTGTTGGCGATCTTGGGATCGCTGGTGCTGGCCGTGGCGCTGTCGTACAGGGCAAATGTGCCACTGGAGGTGCTGGAGATGAAGATGCCGTACAGCTTGCCTGCACCAACTTTGACTTGCGAGTCTGCGTTGCCTTGTTTGTAGAGGGCCATGATTTGTCCTTATGCCAAAAAGCGGAGTTTGTAGAGGGTCGTGAGGTACAGCTCCACGATATTATCGATCAACTGCTGCAACGAAGAGTCCGTCTTACTCGCCACATCGTAACGGCCTTTTTCGATCTCATCAAGCTGGTCTTGCAGGAACTCGATGATGTTGGTCGTCTTTTTGGCGGCAGGAATGGCGATGGGGCCAATCAAGCCATGACGGCCCTGGTACGCTTCGGCAAATGCGTCAGCGTGCTCAATCACTTGCTCGTAAAACGTGTTCAGAGCCATGTGTTTGGAGAAACTGCGGGTGTTCAAATGCACTGAATGGGCCACATTGCGGCCCAAAAACAGCAGTCCTACGAATTGTGCTGCGTTCATTGCTGCTGCTCCATTTGCTCAGGCATCATCTCAGGCCCGACATCCACGTCTTGACCAGGCATCTCGGCAACCAGGTCGCCCGATGTGATCATGCCATGCACGGTGCCAAGCACGATGTCTTGAATCTGCTCGGGCGACATGCTGGCTTGCACAGTCGAAATGCGCTGTGTTTCGGCTTGATAAGCCTTGACCTGCGCCTCGAAGTCCTTGCGCTCCAGATCCCGCATTTCGATGGATTTGCCCACGTTTTGGATCATCTGGTGCATGTTTTCCATCTCTGCACCCATCGCTTGGATCTGCTGCTCGGCAGCTTGCAGGGCTGGAGACTTGTCGTCGTCGGCCAAAATCTTCGGATCGATGGTCTTGGCAAAGCGCTTGGACATCTCCTGAGCGCCTGGCCAGTCCATGTTCTTGACGAACAGGTCGCCAGCAACTTGCCACAGCTGTGGGTTGCCTTGCAGCAATTGAGCCATCGCTTCCAGAGCCTCTTGGCGCTTGGTGGCGTAGCCTGGGCCAGTGATTGCCACCACGTCGTATTTGCCGACGCCGGGGTTGTAGATCTTTTCGATCACAATACCGCGCTCGTCTTGGATCTCGTTGACTGGCTGAGGCTGGTCAGGGTTGATTTTGACCATCTTCGTCTCGCCGTCTTCACCAATGATCCGGGCGATACGCTGGGTATCGTAGATCTTGGGGATCAGGTCGATCAGCTGACGAGCAATGTGACGCACGCCACGGGCCAGGTTGTCACCGTAGTGGTATGTGCCCACGTCGCCTTCACGCTGGCGGGCCAAGATGGCCTTACCAGAGCGCTCGTTGCCGCCGATGCCCAACGATGCGTTGTACTGGCCGGTGGTCGCCTTGATGTCCTCGGCAGCGCCCGATTTGGCTTGCAGCAGGCCAGAAGACGCCATTGGAGGCTGCGCACGCTGTGGCAGTGGCAGAACAGCGCCTTGACCATCTGTAACGTCAGGATTGACCTCCAGATAGGGCCAGTTGGTGGTGTTGGCAGTCTTCCACTTGTCTTCGTAACCCTCGAACTGGCCACCGTAGCCAATGAACGGGGCCTTGGGTGCCAACGCCAGCATCTCGGCTTCCTGCGACACCCAGTAGTTGTACATGCGCTGGGCGTCTTTGGCGTTGCGCACCAAACCGCTCACGTACAGACGGCCATCAACCTCAAACTCGTTACCGACAATGCGGATCACCGGAATCCACTTGCCAGCCCACTCGCGTTCTTCGAGGATCTCGTAGCCATTGATCTTGCAGTACCGCACCTTCGGGCGCTCGGACACACGATTGCGCTTGGGCTTGCCGTACACAGCACGCAACTGCTTGTCTTCGGGCGTGCCCTCAAACGCAGTCTGGTTGCCTGGGTACAGGTTGAGCGTGGCTTTGTCGTAGTCGATGTAGTAATAGTCCGCGATGCGGACTGTGTCCTCATTCAGCCAGTTGCTGATCGACTGATCGCCCACGCCCAGCGACTGGAGAGTCGAGATGGGCGCTGCATCGGGGTACATGCGCTCATATTCCGCTTTGGTCACGTCTTCCGTGATAAAGCACCACTTGGCGTCAGCACCAGTGGGGTCTTGGATCAGGGGGTCCATGTAGACCGAGAAGCTGTTGCGGATACGGCCGATCTTGATGTCCTGATCGAAGGTGTCGTCGTCGCAGTACTCGGTCAGCAGACGGATGTAGCCTTCACCATAGGCCACCTGGTTCTCGCAGGCGGTGTCGTAGGCCACGTCAGCATCGGAGATGTACTCGATGTGACGGATCATGCCGTTGAACACCTCGGCCACCTGCACATCAGCGTTGTCATCCACAGGGATGACCTTGGCACCGGGCCGGTTTTGACGCTGGTCGTTGGTGACCTGGCGAACGTGCTGAGGCAGCTTGTTGATCGTGAGCGTCGGGCGGGCGTTGATGGTCTGGCCTTGGACCGCACCACGGGTCGCCAGCACGTCGGCTGGCCACTGCCAATGGTTATCAGGCGAACCGGCATAAAACCGCAGGTCATCGATCTCGTCTTCACGGGACTCGGCAAGCGCCGAAACCGCCATATCGAGGCGGGCACGGGCGACAGTCAGAATGTCTGAGTCGGATTTCAGGGGTTTGCCACCAGCGGCTACGTTAGCTGCGGCAACGATGCCAGTTGGGTCAGCCATTCAGGACTCCTAGTACGTGAGGCTCACGCATGACGACGTATTCTTTGCCCTCATGCTTGAATTCTTGCCCTACGCCGAAGTATAGATGATCACCGACTTTCAGCTCTTTGCAATCAGGGCCAGCAGACACGACTATACCCGTTTCCTGCTTTTCTGTCGAAAGAAGCTCGAACATGGCGTGTTTTTCGACATCCACCTCGATGATGAGGCAGTTTTGCATGGCTTTGAGGGTCATTTTTTGCTTTTCGGTGCTGATTTCTGGGCTTCACGCTTGACGGAATAGGCAATCGCCACGGCCTGTTTGACCGGTTTTCCGGCTTTCACCTCGGCTTTGACGTTGGCGCTGAAGGCCTTGGGCGATGCAGATTTCTTCAGTGGCATTTTATGACCCCATCCATCCAGTTGATGCAGCGCTGCGGTCATATGTGACTTGGCGCGTTGTGTTACGAGAATTGTACTCCCCACGGCTGGCCACGGGGAACGCAAACGTCACGGCCAGTGCGTCAGCCGCATCAGGAGAGGCCAGCCCACGGGCTTTCATCTCCTTTTTCCCTTCCAAAAAGATCGTCCCAGCCGAGTTGGGCTTCTTCATTGGGCCAATCAGATCGTTTCTGAGCGATCTGTCGTTGGGGATCGACGCCGTGCGCAGCCAATCGCGCATCGCACCCCAGATTTCAGCTCGTTTGTTGCCCCACATTACCGGATTTTTCGCTTTCCATGCAAAGTTGACCCCGCGCACTTTGTAACGCTGCTCGGTCAATCTGTCAAGGATGCCGTAGCCCAGTCCCCCCTCGTCAATCACGGTCAGCGCAGGCTTGTATTCCTCGATGGCGTCGATGACGTGCCCCACAACGCTCATGGTGTCTTCACCCTTGAGGCGCTTGATGGCCACGATGTCCCGCCCTTGGCGCACAAGGATCACGGTGCTGTCCATGCCGCCCCGCGCAGGGTCTACGCCGATCACGATCGGTGCCGTTTGGTCTTTCCAGCGCTCACGCTTCATGGCGTCCTCGACCACCACGGGCGAGATAAACTGGTCTTCACCGGCAGCGGGGAACTCACCGTAGACCTCGACGCGGGCCTGTATCGAGTCTTCACCGTATTCAGCGATGATCTGGTCGTAGACGGCCTTGTCGGTGCCCTCGACGGTGCGGGCGTCGATGATCTGACCGCGCCAGAAGTCCCGTTTGCCATGGAATGTCTCGAAAAAGTACCCCGTGTTGCGCCGTGGGTTGGAGAACGCGAGCCAGTACCGGTCGAGGATCTTCTCTGTAAAGAAGCCCGCAGCCACTGACCAGATGCCGTCAGGGATACCGCTGGCCTCGTCAAAGATCACCATCATGCCGTCGTGGTTGTGGACACCGGCATACGAGTCGGGGTTCTCCTCGCTCCACAGCTTCCCCTCGGCAGACCAGTAGCGCGTGCCCTTCTTGAGGTCACGCTCGACCAGCTCGGTCAGCCACTGCGCGGGCACCAGCTTCGTGGCCGAAGGCTCCCACCAGTGCGAGTTGATGGCCATCGTGGCCCATTTGGTCAGTTCGCCCCAGGTCACCGTGCGCAACTGGTTCTCGCTGTTGGCCGACACGATGACGGATGACCCGATCCTGGTAGACAGCATCCACAGGATCAGCCAGCTCACCAGTGCCGATTTGCCGATACCACGACCAGAGGACACCGCGACGCGCAGGGCGTCCATGTCCAGCTTGCCCTGGTTGTCCTTGATGTGCGCCGTGATCTCGCGCAGCACCTTGCGCTGCCACTTACGAGGACCACTGAACTTCTCAAGTGGGGTGTTCTTCTGACCCCATGGGAACGCGAACAGGACGAATGTCTCAGGGTTGTCCTTGACCTGCGGACCCCACAGCTGGGTCATCAAGACCTGTTCGTCTTCAGGCGAGTAAATGGGTTTCTGCATCAAACGTCCCTCGAGTCCACATCAATCACTTCAGCTTCAATGATCCGAGCCTGCGCCGCAGCCAGCGCATCGGTGATCGAGATCGACCCGCCAAGCTCCACGGTCTTTGTTTCGCCGTACTTCTTCCGATTGTGTGCGCCCATGAGCCACTTGCGAGTGTCGATCTTGAGGCGCGAACGCTGGACGTCTTCCAGTGAGTCATCGCCGTCGGCAATCTCAATGATCTCACCGGCCATAAACTCGGTGCGCATCTCCTGGGCTTCGTCAAACAACTGCTTACGGCTGGGGTCTTTTTTGATCCACCGGTAGAAGTCGTTGTAGTCGATGTCCCGCTGGTCGTCTCGCAGCACTTGGGACAGGGACTTGCCGTGGGCAATCGAGTCGATGGCACGCATGAACACCTGCTCGTACTGCACGAGGGTGAGTGCCTTGACCTCAGCGGGCAATTTGGCCAACGGGGTGTCGGATCGTGGCGCAGGGTCGAGCCAGTCTGGTAGCTCGAGTTGAGTTGGTTGATGTGCGACATCTGCGCCTACGGGATTGGGGTTCAATGTGTCCATAGTGGTACTGAGTCTATCACTGTGTGGGAGTTTGTGGAATATGAGGAGCAATGCACCCATTGGGTCTAGGTGTCATTTGAAAAAATAAAAAATTGTTCGTGGTACCGCCGTAGCCGTGACCCTTGGTCCGTCGGCCCTACCCCCTCCCCCTCGGCACCAGGTCAACCCACGGCCACCGATTAGCCCACTGGGTCACGGGATCACGGCCACCAATGCACCACCCAGCGGGTGACAGTTAGCCCACTGGGTCACTGAATCAGGGCTTCACGGGGCAAACCCAGCGGGTGGATCATG